ATAATCTGTCCATAAGCTGCCAGAGTTTTTGTTTTAGTGACCTTAATAAATACCCTAGACTTTTCACTAGATGTGAATTGCACGTCTGATCCGTAAAGACCACGATAGTTTCTATAAGCACGTAACCACCTTTCCTCATCTCCTAGTCTAGCATCCTCTGCTCGTTTAAATCTTTGATTAACAAATGCGACGATGCCGCTACTGGACTCAAGAAGTTTGTCATCTTGGCCCTCTGCAGCAATTACGTCATCAGTCTCAAATGAAAGGTCATCTATTTCTGCCATAATTTAATATCCGAATGTTGGGTCTGACGCTTGAAAGCCAGACCTTTGTGTTGCAGGGTTAAAATCCCATAGGGAACTTCTTGGTCTAGTCATTATACCATACCGTAAAGCATCGTACAAGTGGTCTTCTGCATTTGTATCAACATCTTCAGGGTTTCTCTTATCTAAAGGTATTGAAGGCATCTGCGCTAATAGATTGGTGCAGGTAGACATGAATACTAAGCGTGGTTGCTCTGTAAACTCATCTACCTGCAGACGGCGATGTAACTCATTTTTACCAGCAACTCTTGAGCCACGAGAACGGTCAGAAGGTCTCCAACGACAACCCTTCATGTTCATTTGTTCTGCTAATGACGGGCCAGTATCCCCGCGTTTGTGCCACAGGGAAGAGTCAAGTACGCCGTACCTTATTGTACCATCATCAGCCTCTGCTTCAAGTATCATATCCGCTAGGTCTGTTGCTGTTACTTTACTACAATAAAGTTCTCTGTACACGATAAGCTGCTCATCTGGTGATACAGCTATCCAAACAACACCTGTGTAACTTCCGTACCCATAGTCACAAGCTCTGAATCTAGCCCAAGACTTAGGTATAGTGAAGGGGTCTATAACGTGTATAGCTCTGTTAAACTCAGGAAAAGCGGCTCCTTCGTTTACATCCCAGTTACCTTCAAGTAGTTGTTTTCTCTGGTGATCAGGGAGTGAGAGTAGCATTGCTTCATACTCACCACCCTGCGACAAATAAGGGTTATCAAATAGGCTTGCAGGGATGAATCTACGTTTAAATAGAGGTTCACCCTCTCTGCTATGGCCTTTAGGGAACGTAATAGTATCCCCTGTTTCTATATTAGTAGCCCAGAATGGCTCATTACGAGGTCCAGGGTCAATAAACATCTTCTTAACCCAAGCATGGCCGTTTCCACCTGGGTTAGTTGTGGCTCTCATGTACAAACCTAGGTCTTTACTATGTGCAGATCTCAAACGTGACCTCATATAGTCCCAAGCGTAATTTGAACTCCACTGAGTTAGCTCATCAAAGCCTATCCAGTTAAACGCCTGTCCTTGGTAGCGGGTAACATCCATGTCTTTGTCCAAGTAGGACATCCAAAGTCTACCGCCTCTAGGGCTAACCCACTGTGACTTACGTTCTGACCACTTTATACCTGGTATTGCTTTAGGATATAGCTCTTGACTCTTCTGTATTAGCTCTCGTAGCTCTTCTGTAGTGTGTCGTACCAGCAAACCACTAAAATTAGGGTCACCTAAGCCATGCAGAGGGTCTGCAAGCATGGCGTAGCTCTTTCCACCACCAGCACTGCCTCCATATAGTACTTCTTTTTCACTAGAGCTTAGAAAGTCAGTCTGAGGACCAGGATTAGGCTTAAAAACGACATCTTGTGCTACTTCTACGTCATACTGTGGTGGTAGTACTGTCGCAGGTACTGTCTTCTTCACTTTCTTCGTAGGTACTATAGGCTCCGATACGGTTTGTTTCAAGCGTTTCGATTTCCTTGAGGATTTTTTCGAGCCGCTTGGCAAGGAACCGCTTAGCTGTAGTTGCTTTTTTACGTTTGAGGTCAATATCTACTCTTCTTCTTAGCGCTTGCTGTGTAACGGGTCTGCCTGTCTGCTTTTCTAGCCATAAACAAACATCTGCGTAACTATACTGCTTTAAATGACGCTTTGCAAGCTCTAATGCTTCTAATTCGTGTGGTATTGGCTCTAAAAGTGCATCATTATCGTAGCAAACCTTGTATCCGTAGGGTATGCCCTTGTTAGTATTGCCTAATCTTACTACTGTATGCCACTCTTTTTCTTTACCTTTAGGTGGTTTAGGTAGTTCCCAGTAACCTATATCTTCTGCTATCTTTAGTTTCACGTTTACACTTCTTATTCATTGGACCCTTCTTTGGGTGGCAGGTAGAATACACCGCCGCCTGTTGAGGATACGTCTAATCTATCTACCTTACCTAATCCTGCACGATCAAGCAAGTCCTTAGCAGCAGATATTTTATCACGGATGCCTAATTCTGTAGGATCATACAAAGCACCTACCATAGACATAGCAGCTTTAGGAGCTACTTGTGCGAAGTAGGTACGTGTAGCTTCCCCTATTTCATCTTTAAGAGATTCTATAATAGTACGGGTAGCAGTAGTATCATTATAACCTGCTAGTTTCTTAGCTTGTACAGCATCACCTTGAGCTTCCTCAAAGAGAACCTCTAAGAAACGCCTTTGGTTATCTGTTAAGTTACGTGCCATGTTATATACTTCCTATTATTATGTTACCACTGGCCTCTAGCTTTACCTACAAGCCAGAAAAGAGCACCTAGTAAAGCGCCGCCTAAGACTAAAGATACTAAGCCTACCGCCCAGTTAATGCAGTTATCAATAAATAGCTGCTTTGCGTAGGCTTCTTCTTTTCTTCTCTTGCGTTGATCTGCCTCAATACGTAAAACTTCTTCCCAAGCACTAGGTCCATATACAAAGCTTATCTCTGAGCGTATAGCCTCACGCATTTCATCCATCTTACGCTTCTGGTTCCATATAAGAATAGCTTCTTCTTCATCAGAACCTTTAAACGTCTTCTGCCACCAAGGTGGATTCTTCTGCCTGTCTTCTATCTGACGGAAGTCAGAACAGGCTTTACCCCAAGTTGCTAAACCCCTACCCATATCCTGCAGGTCTTTCCCTGTAGAAATGGCAGATTTAATAGTTTTAAATGCACCAGTAGCAAGAGCTACGCAACTAATGGGGTCCATAACAGCCTCTTAATTTTATTATACAGACTAATGTGTAATACGTGTTCTGTACATATCTTGCATATACTGACGATACTCGTGCTTTTCTCGCTCTTTGCTGCTATAGATAATACCGTTTATTTGTCCACGAGTGATACCAACGTCTTTAAGATCTCTATCAGACATATTGGAAAGCATCCAATGATCTGCTCTTTGTTGTTGGTTCTTTTGTATTGCTGCTAGTAATGCTTTTAAGTACTTCTTAATGTGTTTCATAACTTTGTCCTTTTGTTGTAGATAACTCTTTGTTACCAAGGACAGTTATACTCAAAATACATACTTTTAGTAGCTACAGTTTAGTCATACCCGCTACCTATTGGGGTTATACCTTTCACGTACAGATATAGTAGCTTCTATGGTATTGGTAGTCTCGCCGTGTACTACTACTATATCACCTGAGTGTAAGTGTAAGTGACTGTTGTTTAATAAGTTGTAGGTACTATTAGCTGCAATAGAGTGTGCTTTTAGTATATGTTTATACGACCCCGCTTCCTTATGAAAAAGCTGTACGTTTACCTTCTTAGCATTTGCATTATTATTACTAAACATAAGCGCATCTATAGTTGCATTGTGGTTTAACGGGCAAGTGTACAGAACATTAGCTGCAGCACCTGCAGTAGTAGAAGATACTGTAATAGCTTCAGTTGTAGTTTTATATGAAGCTAGTTCAACCATTAGGATTTCTTACCTGTAATCTTCTTCTTAATCTTTGTAGTCCACGCTTCATTAACATCAGGAGTATTAGGGTCATCGCCTACAAGTTGTCCTTTGTCATTACGAGCACGTACTACTTCTACTTCATAGTCTTCTGCTTCTGGCTTATCTGCTGAATCTACTATAGTAGTCTCTTCAGTTACTGTAACCATCTCTTCATTAGACTTTGTACCTGCTGTACTAGTAGTTAGACTAGGCATGACTTCACCAGACATAATAGCTTCTACGTGCTCATCAGCATACCATACGTCACCATACGCAGCTTCACCAGCTACAGGGCCACCACTAGCGTCTAGTACTTGTCCGTCTGCAATAGTATAACCTGCAGCGTTTAATTCTTTTTCTTTACTGTTAAACATTTATTAAGTCCGTTTCTTTGATGGAGGGTTAGATGCACCGCACATAAGGCCACCCTTATTCATAAAGCCCATCTTATTACGTACTTTTTTAGGTAGTGATGCTGCACCCTTGTTTGGAGGAGTAATTAAGCCACCGTCTTTCATAGCGTTACCCATTTGCATACCTTGGCGCTGCATGTCAGCAGCTACTGGGTTGTAGTCACCATTTACTTTTGATGGACCTGCATTAATTACAGAACCGCCCATGTTATACATGCCTTTCTTTACAGAACCGCCCATGCTATACATACTCTTCTTAGGTTTCTTACTTCCGTAATTCATTGTGTCTCGCTCCTATTTCTTTAGCTTAGATTTAACTGTTTTACTTAGATCTTTAAAATGTACAACTTTCTTAGAACCCTTTGTCATAGTGGTCCCTGTCATAACTTTACCGTCAGGGTGCTTATGGGTCTTACCCTTCCACTCTTTACCGTCAGTAGTATAATGCTTTACGCCCTTCATTTCTTTACTCCCCTGTAGGCTTTGGTTTTGGCTGCAATCTTTTTAGGTTGAGCCACATGCTGCTTACCTGCCTGAGTGCCTTTTCGCTTAGCTCTGGTTGTAGCGGCGTACTCAGCAGGAGTAAGAGACTTGATAGCCTTAGCAGGTAAATAACGCTCACCAGTTTTAGCGCTGGGCTTTCCACTCTTAGTACCCCACTTTTGTTTACCCCAAGCTTTTAAGCTCTTCTGTGATTTAGCTAGTCCAGCCACTTTAACAGCAGTCGCACTTTGGGCTACACTTCTTATTCAGTAATGCACATAGTAATCTCTTTAAGTATTTTATCATTTGTAACCGCCACCCTTTGCTTTATATTGTTTAGCTACTGCCTGAGCTTTACGTGCAGACCACTGACCAGGTTTACCACCCTTACTACTAGCCTTTACAGAAGCTACAAGTTTCTTACGCATTGTTGGTTTAGTATAGTTATTCGCTGCATTTACTACCATTATTTACACTTCCATCGTTTACGGGCTTGTCTTAGCCGTGAGTTAGGATCTTTAGCTGCCTTGGGAAAGTCCTTCATTTGACCAGCACTTCTAGCACAATAAGACTTACGCCTTTTAGCTGCTGCACTACCCGCCTTAACTTTACCTGTTACAGCAGTCTTAAGTTTACTACCAGGGTTAGCTTTTCTATGAGCGGCTACACCATCTTTACTCATACCTGCACCTTTAGAAGTAGGGCGGTAGTTAGCACCTTTACCTTTGGTAGTCTTAGGAATAGATTTACCTGCCATTAGTTAGCCCCCCTTTCTATCCATAATCTCACGCCCATAATACTCTAAAGTCTTCTCAGCTAAAGCTACACGCTGCTGTAACTCAGTAATACGGGATATAGTCTTACTCAATGAATCAGCTTCTTCCCATAGTTCATCTATTTCTTCAAATGCACTCTCAATGTAATCCATGTTATCTTGTACATCACGCTTAAGATTAACGTTATCCTCAATAGCCATACGACTACCTAACTGCGATACAGTCTCTTCTAAGCTTGATATAGTAGAGGCTTGTTGTGATACCCACCAGACACCACCCGCAAGCTGTGCACCCATAGCGGCTACAAGTGCTACTGGTAACTTAAGGTTCTCCATAGCTGTTATCGCTTTCCTGCTTTGCTATTACGAGGTATACTTCTATTTTTACTAGCCTTCTGAACACGTAAGTTACTAGGTCTATTATCTAACGCATTGCCATTCTTGTGGTCTACATCCTTACCGTCAAACGGCTTAACCTTACCTTGCTTCTCTAACAGGTGTCTAGCTTTCTTACGGGCACGGTTCTTAGCCATGACTTTAGGTGTACCATCATAGTTAGCTCGTTCTTTCTTGTAATCACGATGGGCCATCAGCGTAGTCTCTCTTCCTGTCAGGTTCTAGTACGTCACGCTTATCTATCATACCTTCTAAGTACATAGCTCTCTCTACATGATCTAAGGTATACTTAACTCCAGTATCTGCTTCAATAGCAGCCCTAACGTAAAATACATCAGACTTAGGTATGTGTATCTTTAGTAAAGCTTTGTTGTTCTTGGATACAAGAGCAGCATAGAAGTCCTCTAATACGGACTCACTTGGGTATAGTTGTATGTGTTTTTTCATTTAAGTCAAGTACTAATGTTAAGTTGTGGAAAGAAAAGTAGTATTACTAGAACTCCAATGTAACTACAAAGAGGAGAGAGGAGACATGGAGTAACAATTATAGTTATTACAGAAGCCCTAGTAATACTTAATAGTAACTACTTCCTACACTTTATTACATAGGTTAGTAGTATCTATACATATTATAGTAAACTAAGTTAAACATACTGTCAATAACTAATTCAATGTAATTACATAAATCACTATAACTACTAAGTAATACTATCCAGTAGCTACTTATCTTATTTATTACTTGTATATGTTATTACTATTTAGTAGTTATTACTTTATTATGTAATTACTTTAAAGTATTACTACTACTACTACTTATACAGTTATACATATTTCGTAATACGTGTCAACCCCTATTCGTACTTATTCTACATACTGTAACATTTAGTGAACACAAAACGTTTTACCCCGTGTGTGTATTTGTACATATACGTATAACGTATACCCCACCCCTGGCCCCTGCCCGTCCCCCTCTTTGATGTGACATATTGTTTTTCTACAGGTTAAACAGAGCTAAACTACTGATAAGTAACACTTTATATACTGTTATGGTCACTGTTATTCTGCTAAGTTACTGTATTTGCTAGTGTTTTCCTGGGAGTAGTGAATTGTTTCATAACGATGCATGTAATACACCTATCCCCCTATTAGCATTGCACACATAGTACACCCCTAGCTCTACGGTGTGATGTATGGTGTTGCACTATATAGTATACCAATAGCTATGTTGCTATTATGCTACACAATAATATAAAGTGAATATTGATTGATAATATAATTTGCTTATCTAGATTTAATATGTCCTTAGTAATTGTAGAAACAAACCAAACACGGAGAATATAAAATGTCACATCATACATTAACTAAGTTAACCAATGGCTCATATGTTTTAGCTCACACTAATAATTTTGTATTAGCTTATCATAGCGAAGCTGATGAGTATGTTACATGGATGATACTAGACAACGAT